ATACAATATTGTCATGTACACATATATTAATATAGTCTTGTACAGGACCAAACTCGTTTTCAGTTAAGTATTCTTCTCGCCTAGTATTTTGTGACATTGCGACCACAAAAAAAGGTTTTGAATTTGTAGGCAAGTTTTTGTAAAAGTAATCGTATGTTCTACGATGAATACCTTCATTGCTAGAACCAGGAGTTGCAATATTAACTACAGGAACTCCTAGTTTATCTGCTAATAATCTAGGCCAGCCTTCTGTGGGAGGATCGTATAAACCTTGGCAGTATGTAAAACTACAACCGTTAGTAACTAGGTGTGAAATTTCTAATGCCATTTATACTCTGAAACTTTCGCCACAGCCACAATGATCTCTAGCATTAGGATTACCAAACTCAAATCCCTCGTTCAATCCATTCTTTTTGTAATCGATTGTCATTCCATTTAGGTATACATGTGATTTCGGATCAACAAAAACTGTATACCCGTCCTGTTCATACTTGATATCTTCTTCGTTGACTATATCTACAAATTCAAGTACATAAGCCAAACCGGAACAACCGGTAGTCTTGACACCAATACGTATGCCAAGACCTTTGCCGCGCCTAGTTAAGTGCTTTATAATTTTTTCGTGTGCGGGTTCTGTTACTGTGAGCATGCAAATATTTATTTTATCTTACTATACAGTATAGATAAGTTTTTTGCGAATGTCAATGATTATGGATTATTTTTTAAGTGCGTTCTGAGCCATCTGCGCCACAACCTTTTGATTATCATCTTTTGGCTGTTCTCCGGGAGCATTTTGACCTTTGAATACTACTTTGTCACCTTGTATGTTTCTGATAACATCTTTGAGAGGTGGCCTTTTAATCATGTTATATAGATCCTCACGATCTAAGATAACATCATATCTTCTGAAATAGTCTTGTAGGTTGTCAACGGAGAAATCTAATGGAATCTCTCCGTTGTCTAAGTCGTTCTTTAACTGATTTGATAATGCAACGATTTTAGTGACATATGCACTTTCGTCATCAAATTCATAGAGGCGCATTAATTACCTCTTTGCTCTGCCTACTCCAGCACCAGGTGCAAGTTCAGGCTCTTCTTCTGGTTCAGGAAGTTCTGCTGAAATGTCTGTATCCATTTCAATTTCTTCTTCATCGCCGGGAACAGGAGCAGCCATATCAGCACCTAAGTCAGCGCCCATATCTGCACCAAATTCAGCACCACCTTGCCCTGTTAATCCGCCGAGAGCAGATTGTAGTGAGGTTTTTGCTTGCTGTAGAGTTGAGTTGAGGTTAGTGAGAGTCTCGGATGCCTGAGTGTTGAACTGTTCACTTTCATTAACACCGATTTCAGACTGGATAGAATCCACCAGGGCAGGTAGTTCTTTTACTAACATGTCGTTAACATCTTCATACATCTTCTGAATGCTGTCAACCATGTCCTGTGCGGCAAGAATAACTTGTGACTTTTCTACTTCTTCGTTCTCTAGTACGATACGTGTACGAACGTTGTCTAGTTCATGATAACGTGCAGTTAATGCTTCGGCCATGAATACTAGTTTTAGATAAGCAGGGCTGTTCTGATTCTTATAGAAATCAGTAGCACTTCTTGATTCCTTAATGAGACCATGAACTTAGCATGGCTCTTGTCTTTACTTTATCCAAAGCAGATACATCGAAATTCATTTCGAAATTTTCAGCAAGTGCTTTAGAAGCATGGTTTTTGTTGTCTAAATCGTTAAGTCTCATAGGGTTATTCTTCCGTTTTGATTATGTATTTATCTCATATGGTTAAAACCGGGCTTTTTAGTTTTACTGAACTTTTGAGCCTGGATAATCTTAGATGTATTTATATAGGAATTGATTTCCTTAATCATCATCTTTTTCTTAAGAGCATCTTCTTGTAGTTTAATGATGTATATCCATTTGTTGTTAGTATCTTTGGTATTTTTAGCCATTTTTTTATGTATAGCCAAATCTACTTCCATACTGCATAACTTCAAGTCTAAGTCTTTTATGCGATTGGCTTCACCGTATTTCTTCGCATTGTCAAAAATACACCAAGTAACTGCATGACGAACGTTGGCGAATTCATATGTATCATGTGTAGATTTAAGTGATACTTTGAAATATCCTGTAGACGTAGGTGAAATGTGATATTTTCCAAACAACTCATAGTTATTCTGACCATCATTGATCATCAGAACATCTTTTAATTCAGTTGTTAGTTCTTTCTTAAAAAAGTTTTCAAGTTTATTAATATCCATTACACTACCTCAAAATAAACATTACGTAATTCAGGCGTTGTGTTTAAGAACTTAGGAATACTATCGTTTTGACTATCTAATAGTATCATAGGAACTCCTTCACAATCTTTATATAACGCACCGAACGATTCTATACCATCTTCAAACACACTTGAATGTTGGACTTCAAATTCAAAACGCCAGCAAGATTCTAATTTATCGGTATCGAATGTATAGAAGAATCCAAATCTAGAAATATGTTCTTCTGATAAATCTACTTTATGAGGGACTTTAGTAATTTCAGGCTGTGAACGTAGTGAAATTACTTGTAGCAATGTGTCAAAATTACACTGAGTATTTCTGCGTAATAGCCAATTGGTTACGTCATCACCTTGTGGCTTAGACCTATTAAGCACACCAGTCTGTGTAATATCAAAAAGAGTGTAACAACGAATACGATGCATGATGTTACTATTTAATGCCAATAAAAAACCCGGGAATAAATCCCGGGTTCTCTATTTTTAACTCAAACTAAGATTAGTTTGTGAATGTTGCTGATGCTGTTACAGTTACAGCGTTTGCCCATGCGGGACCTGGATCTGCTTCAAGAGCAGTAACTAGGGTAGCAGTAGTCCATGCACCTGTTGGGTATACAGCGAATGCTAATGTGTCATTAGATGCGTCTGTGTACTCATAGATGTAGATGGTTGCTAGTTGCTGAATTGCCTGGATTGCTGATGCCAACTGTGTAGTTGTCAAAGCACCGTTAGCAGTTGCAGTGAAGAAGTCTAACTTTGGACCCTGTGGCTGAACTGTTGCGGCTGATGTAACTGCGTTAACACCAGTGTTTGTGTATGAAGGGCTGTCTAACCATGTAACTGGCTTAAGATCACCATTAACTCTTGTAAATTGTGCCATTTTCGTTTTCCTTTATGTGTAATGAGACTCAAGGTCTCTAAATGTATTTATGCCTCTGCGAAAAAAACCAGGTTTTGGTCAGTTAAATTAGCGGGTACCTGCTAAATTTTGACGACTAAAGCCTAACCTATCGACTAGTTTTACCCCATTAGACACAAATCCTTCTTGTGTCTGTGTACCGTCTTGTAAATAACCCTTTACCGGGCTTGCTTCTGCGGCTTTGTTTAGTTGTTTTACAACATCCATTTTAAGATTATATAATGCAACCCAAATCTTAAATGCCCCTACAACACCTTCTTTATTGACTTCTAAGTGTTCTAAAATCTTAGCCTTCATCTTATCTGACATAGGTCTTGATTGTACGAAATCGATAAATCCGTCTAGTAAATTTGATAGATTGCCTGAAACGATTCGTTTGTTAATGTATACTGTAAACAATTGATTGAATGTATTACGTGCTTGTGGCGCAGTATTCATTAAATCTGCAACTACATTTCCGTATTGTGATAATGCTTGTTCTGCTTCATTCTTAAGTTTTGTGTTTACTTTTAATTTAGGTGCCACTGGCATTTTACTTGGAACAATAGCAACATTAGAATTATTCTGTAAATTACCGATAGTACCATTCAATGATACTGCATCATCTGTTGATTCTGCATCAGCAGAGATGAACTGGTGAACTGCGATACCTGCATTTTTACCTGCAATCAATTTACCAATTTCACTATCAGCATCTACTGTGTAAGCAATGCCGTTAGGATTTGCTTTGAACTTGTACAATCCGTCATTTTCTTTTAGCGGACGGCTGAATAATAAGTCACCCCAATAGAAACCATTTGAACCTCTATCTGCTTTTTCTAATCCAGGCCAAATAGTGTTAATCAACTCGTATAGTTCTCCTCGATTTACACCTCTAGCATTGTCATATTCAACAAACTCTTGTGGGCTATAAACTTGACGGCCAGTTCCATCTTTCTTATTGAACATGTGCTTGTCCATGATAGTAAATTTACCGTCATTGCCACGCCCAAAGATAAGTGCAGGATATCCGTCCCATTTAATAGTAACAGTATTAGGATTATTGACAGTTGCTACAATAGCATCAATTGCTCTGCGAACTCCGGGCTCATCTTCCAAAAAGACAAGGTCTTCTGGGTGGTCTAAGTGACCTTTGCCCTCAATAATAACAACTTCTTGGTCGATATTGTCAAGGCGAGACTTTAATAGTGCTAATGATTCTGATAAATTCATTTTAATCTGCGACCGTTAATTTTCTTTTTAGACTCTGCTACTAAGCCTGCACTAGCGCCTGGTTGTGCTGCCGGCTTATCTTGGAACTGTCCTTGAGCAGGCTTAGTTTGCGGTGCAGGTTGTGCTACTGGCTGTAACTTCTTAATCAGATCATTGTATACGCTTGCATCGATCTTAGATAACTTAGTTAGTTCTTGCTGAATTCTTGCCGCAATCTGATGACTATTCTCTTGTCCTTGTGCAGAAGGTTGTGCAGTTGCTTGTCCTTGTGCAGAAGCCTGTGTTTGGCCTTGTGCTGGTTGACCCTGAGCAGGTTGCTTTGCGGCATTGTTTGCTTGATCAATCTTGGCCTTTTCATCGGCTGCACCAGGGGCGGCGCCTTTAGATAATGAATATGACATTTGAGCCAATTGCTCAAGAGCCTTCTTACCTTTGTCCTGTCCGTATGTTGCTTCTACTTGATTGATTAGTTTATCAACGTCTGCTTGATTTGGACCATAGTTAACACCCTTCATGTATCCGGCATACCAATTCTTTAGATAGTCGCCAATGCTTTGTGCTTCATTTAAGATGTTTTCAAATAGGTTGTTTAATTTATAATACTTTGTTTCAGCAATGATATAATGCTTTGACGTTGATTCTTTAAGAACTGTTAGACCGATATCATCCCATGATAAATCTACTGCTTCTAACAACTTATTAATATAAAATACTTTCCATGCTTCAGCCATTGTCTGACCAGCCTTGATCTTACCAACAGCGGCATTAGCAAAGTTTGGATCTACTGCGCCCTTTTTAATAACTTGCTGTACTGTAGCAACTGCGTTATCCCATTCAGGATAACCTTTGCGATCAGCCATGTAGTTTACTAATTCTTTAGTAAGTGCAATCTTTTGATTTTTGTCTTGTGTAGCATTCAATGTCTTTGCGGCACTCTGAATATATTGATTCAT